TTTTTCAGTTGAGGAAGAAGCTGGGGAGGTTTTATCCTCCCCAGCCTTTCCAGGGCGACCCATAGCGATAACTAGGGTTCCCATTTAATTATTAGCTGTAGTTCGACTTAGCAACCAACACTCGGAAGAACCGAGGGTCCAACTGCTTGGCCGCGTAGAACGTCTTGAAGGACGCTACGATGCGCTGGTTGTAGGGGTCGGATTTGTCGGGCGCGTCAATGATGGTGACCTTGGGCGCGAAGGGCGATCCAGAAGCCACAATCGAGGACAAGCTGGGTACGCCGAAGGATCCGCCGCCGAGTAACACGTTGGCATAGCCGGTGTTCGTACCAGTCGTTCCAACGCTGTTTTCAGCAATACCAGAGGCGGACGTATTAAACGTCTGCACGTTGGTGCTGCTGATAACGCTTACGCCAAAGAGTTTTCCAACTTCGCCACGGAAGATTTGATCCGGAGCGGAGTAGCTGGAAACCTTCAACCAATCATCGTCCTGCTGGAGATCACGGATAACGGCAGGATGCGCGACAAGCGCGTATCCGTCCTTGATCTTAGGAGCGCGAGCGATGAACAGCGAGGTCGCGCCATCGAGCAAGTCGGTGGCAGTGATCGAACTGTTAGCAACCGAGCTAGTGGCCCAGGTCGTTCCGTTGGTGCTGTTCTGAGCATAACGGTTGTAGGACTTGGTGGCCACGCCGGTGCCGGTGCTGGTCGAGGAATCCTGAACCAACGCACGGTGGCAGAGGGTGTCGGCGTGCAGAGCAGCGTCTTCACCGAGTTGCTTGGTGGCTTGGGCGAGGTGTGAGAACAATTCGGTGGCCAAGAGAACGTCCGTGAGGATGATCTTGGAGCCGTACTGTACAAGGGTCGCTTCAACCGAGGAGAGGGTCAAATCACGCTCGTCACCGCTGACGGAAGTAGTACCTTCCGAGAGGTTGGCGATAGCGGTGATTGACGGATCTCCGAAGCGGAAGAACCGAATCGTTTTGTTCCCGCCCGTTTTGGTGGGGTAAGGAACCTTCATTGCGAACTGCTCCATTTGGAGCAAGGGGAGCGCACGCTCCAGCAACGCCTTCGAGAAGTACGTCTGGAACTGCGCCGAGACTGAACCAGTGGTAACCATATTAGTTTATATCCTTTGTTGACAATTAAGCTCGGTCAGCTTCCGCAGCCATCTTAAAGAGTTCCTTTTCCTGCTCCTCCAGGGAGAGTTCATGGAACGCTTTAGTCTTTTTCGGCGCGGACGGTTGACCAGAAGCGGGCATTGTCGCTTTTCTGAGTTGAACGAGTTCTCGTTCATACTCTGCAACCTTCTTTTCCAAATCGGAGGCGGACTCCGCCTTGATGCGGATCTTGGCGATCCCCACAGCATCCTTGATTCCCGCAGGGTAATTGCGGAGGATCGCGTGGTTTTGAAGCATGTCCGATACGGCCTTGTAGAGTGCGCTGTTGGAATCTTTGAGTTCGGGGTTGCCCTCGACCTCTTCCAGCAGATTTTTATCCCAAGCAGACTTTAATTCTGATTGGGTTTTCTGCTCAATCTCTTTGCGCTCTTCGGTCTCGACTTCAGTGGCTTTGTTGTCAGCGAGTTTTGCAAGATCATCGCGGCCTTCCTCGCGATAGCTTTTTGCCGCCTCTCGGTAATCTTCTGCGCTAAAGCGGCGACTTCCGCTCTTCTGCGCTTCAGCACTAGGCTGTGTAGCCTGGTTTTTGGCGTTCTCAATGGCATCACGCTCCGCTTTTAATCTTGCTTTCTCCGCTCTGACATCTTCCCACTCTTTTTCAAGACGCGACTTGGCCTTCTCGTATCGGGTTGGCTTCTTCTCTTCGGAAGCCGACTCCGACTTGGATTCTTCAGGTTGCGTTGTTAAAGAACTTTTCGCTTCTTTGGATTTCTCCTCAGTTGCGGGTGCTTCACTCGAAGCATCCTGTTTGTTTGTTTTGGCTTCATCAGCAGTCGCGGGTTGCTGCTCGTTATCTCCGCTGGCCTTTTCAGAAGCTACTTGCTCAACCTTGGCTTCCTCATCCTTTTTGGGTTCGGGGCTATAATCCCTTCCCTCATCGGCTGCGGCTGCCATTGCTAACATGTCAACTTCCGTCAGGTTATTCGAATCGGCCATTTGACCCTTTCTTACACTAATTGCTCTGGGAGTCAGTCAAAGCACTAGGTTAGTTTGCCACTGGTTCATCCTCTCCATCACCGTAGCCAGCAATGGCGGAGTTTATTTTTGTGGTCGCAAGAGACTCTAAAGTCGCTACACAACCACGGAAACCTTTAGCATATCCACAGGCATCCGCAAGTCCATCTGATTTCTTGGCTATGGCATTGGCATTTTGCCGTAAAGTAAGATTAAGTAAGATTAGACTCAACCGCTTTCCGGTAGGCGTACCAAGGAACGCAGTCCATGCCTTCTCGTCCTCCTCATTCCACTTAGGCTCTTCAACCCAAGCCTGATCCCGAATAAACGCCAAGGCTGCTTTTAGTTTTCTCATAGCTTTACCGCCCAAGAATCACCCTGGAAAAGTACGGCTTCTTTACCTGTAAGCGTCTCGGATACAGCCTTTTGTACATCTTTGAAACTCCAATCGTGTCCAGCAATGACCGCTCCATCACGAAGCTTCGGCCTCCAACCTTTGATGTCAGCCAAGACCGCTTCATACCTATGATCGCCGTCCACATAAATAAAATCTAAATCACTATCTTTAACATGCGCCAATGCGTCAAGGCTTTTTCCGCGACTATAGAAAACATTTCCCAGCGGAGTAGTGCGCTCTTGAAACGCCTCAAAAACAAATTTCATCGGGCATTGCTGGCTTGCCCTATCCTGAATATCATACCCGTTTAGCCAAGGATCTACAGCCAATACTTCCTTGAAATGCTTGGCGATAACAACCGTACCCTCTCCGCTATACGAACCAATCTCAACCGCCTTGCCAACCGCGCCTTGCTGGTTAGCCCACTCGCAAAGATGTTTTAAGCCTTCCGCTTGGAAGGCATCCCGCATTACCGGTACCTTCAAGCAGCAGCAGTCGGGAGTGCGGGGCTGTTCGGTCCCATGTTCTCACCAATGCCTTGTGGCCTTTGCTGAGTCTGGGGTTTAGCCGCATCACGAAGCTGTTTCTGAATAGCGCGGGATGTGTTGGGGTCGATCTTCTCCAATGCAGCCAAGTGCTGCTGGAGGTGCGCCATAAGTACCTGCATGGCCGCCTGGTCGACAGGCTGCTGGCGTGCTTGCGCCGCTTGGTTAAAGGCAAACAATACTGAGATGTGCGCCTTGTGGTCATCGGAAGGTTTGATTGCAACGGGGAATCCTGTGGCAAGCATGGTGGCAATTTCGGTTGCCTGATCCTCTGCCTGATCGCCAGAGGCGGCTTGAGGATCTTGGAACAACCGGCGAACCAATGAAGGATCGTCCTGCTCAAGCACCGACTTGACCAGTTCGCCTTGGTTGACGAAAGGATTGTTCTGGAACATCTGCATCCGAGCAACCGATTTCTGCAACGCAAACTGGCGATTGATAAAGTCCAATCCACCCTTCGGTTCGATGGAATATTCGGCATGGATACCTTCCGGCACCATCTGTCCAGTTTCCTCGGCATAGCGATACATCAAGTCTTTCTTGTTGTACTGCGTGTAAAGCGACCAACACTGCTTGAACAAATGCGCCAAGCTCATGCGGAAGATTCGGTTTCTCAAGTCACCGGAAGCTGCGGCCTGACCTTGGATAGCCTGCACCTCTGTTGCGGTCTTTCGATCCGCACCAGAATACTGCCCAGTCGCACTCATATCGAACTGACCCATGCGCTGCTCTGCCAGCATGCGTTCCTCCAGCATCAAACGCTGGAAATCGAATGGAGGTTGGCTGAATTGAACCGGCTTTAGACCCTGTGGCAGAATCTGCCCAGGTTGCATCTTCAGATTCGCTGTGTTTAGCGAGATCGGATTCTGCGCTTCAAAAACGGGTCGGTTGGCAAGCTCCACATAGTCCGAGAGGCTGTTCTTTAGTTTATTCAGCAGGTTCTCGCCTGGGAGTAGGATTTCCGCCACTCCTCTAGGGCTATACCAACCGCCCCCTGTGACCTCATAGGGGAAATCAACAAAAGGTGGTTCACCGTGGTTATACGGCAAAACGAAAGGTTTACGGATGTCGGTCTGGATCTGGAGGGGACTGTAGGTTTCTACCTTCCACCCGTCCTTGGTCGGCGTGTGCATCTCCCAAAGAATGATGCGATCATTCTCACCTTCCTGAGTAATTCCTTCCCGTCTATAAATCTCATCTTGAATTTCACTTCGTAAGCCCACCGATTTGGAGGGTTTACCAGAAATAATCTTGATGAGTTCCTCGTCCTGCTTGTAAGCGGGATTTGCCTTATAGGAGTCGACTGAAGTTGAGATGATGTGAACAATGAAATCGGCATCTTTGAACTCCTTGGTATATGAAGGAACGATGATATGAAAAGGGTCAATAGCGTCAAAGCGAATCTGCTTCTGATCCTCATCCCAAATCACCTTGGCCACGCCACGGCCATAAAGCAGAATGTTGTCGATGACGGAAACAATCTCTTTCTGGAAATTGGTTTTCTCGCGCATGTTGTAATCAAACCAGCGTTCAGCCGAAACCGTGATCGGAGTCAACTGCTGGCGCATGGGAACAAAACTGGAAAGGATATCGTTGCCGATTGCGCTGTTGACGAAGCTTGGCTTCAACTTCTCAATGGCAGTATCAATCAACTGAACGTGAAGATCGGCGGCAGTAGGCCAAGGCTTGATCTTGCGGCGAACACCAAAGTAACGAGCCTGATAAAACAACCGCTGGCGGTTCTCCCAGCTTTCGCGCTGGTTTAACGCTTCCAATACCCTTTGATAGTACTTTGCCCTTTGATTGTTATCAGCCATTATTTTTCGCGCTCCCGCTTTAGTTCGTATGACAGATCGTTGACGTAATGCAATGCTTTCTTTGCCCAAGCCTTAACAGCGGGACTTGCACTGCGAATTTCTTGATAATTTTCATCCAGCATTAAATCAGTTACGGCTCCGTTTGTCTTCGTCAACGGTGTCGTTGTAGCGCACCCACCAAGGCTTAGGACCAAGATCATCGTCAATGGCTTGATGATTGTTGCGCCATTCACCTTCAATTTGGTCAATGCGCTTTTCCCGCCAGCCAGGAATGAGGCGTAAGAACGATGCGATGATTTGAAGTATCGCACCGATCACTAGAACTTATTTGATGTTAAGCCCAACGCCCTTTAGGAAGTTGACGATCTTCTCAAGGAAGGAATCATCAGCGGGAGTAGGGGTAAGTTTGACAATGATGCGAGCGGCCAAGACCACGCCACCAACAGCGGCGATAATCTCAGTCCAATTTGAAGTAATCCAATTCCATGCGTTCATAATTAACCTCCTGGGTCAAATCCTGCCATAACCGGATCATGTGACTCAATCATGGACAGAAGCGACTTCCACGTTGGCTTCTCAACGGGAAAAGTCAAATCCCACCTCATGCTACCACCATCAAGACACAAGGCAAGGGCATCAGCCCTATCCGGCGATGCCAAGCCCCTGGAGCGCATCGAATCCTTGGATTCCACCCCAAGCTTACCCTTGCTATTGGTGATTGACCGGCGACAAGTCAGTTGCGCTGTCAGGTCGTCATCGTCAGGCAAAATGATCTCCGCATCCTCAATCTTCTTGGCCATTCCATACCACATCTCGGATGAGCGGTTAGTATAGGCATCGTTGTCGTATGCAGAGGCACCAAAGTTAACCCTATTGACCTGCCAGCCAGACTCAGCCAAGGCATCGCACATAACCATACCCAACCCGCTTGCGTCAGCATAGATGTTGCCAGCTTCCAACCCAGCCTTCTTAAACTCGACAATAAACCTACCCACAGCCGCCATCGTATCCCTTTCGCGCCATGCGATCATGGGTAGCACCTTATTACCATCCCGAATACAAAGTACGTTGGCATCGCCACCGGCAGCAAAGTCTACACCAGCCACCCTTACACCAGGCTTGTACTGTGGTGGCGTGTTATAGCAGTTCTGTATCTGGTTAAGGTTAATAATCAGACTCTCGCTGCCTATGTCCACAAACTCGCCATAGATCATGGACCTTGTCAGCGGGTGCTTCTCACCATACCTCTGCACCACTTCGTCTATCTGCGCCTGCGTGATGTGAGGGCAGTCAAACGCTGTGACAGCGTGTTTCTGCCACATATTCGCCTCTTTGGTAAAGGCCCTGTAGAACGCACCACTGCTACCACCAGGTGATGAGGCGATTAGCAGTCGCGTTGGTTGACATCGACTGATTGCCTCGAAGAGAGGGTCGGCTACGGTCTTGGCTTCGTCAACTACCATAAGCAAGGGCGCAGTTTCGTGGTTCTCGGCATGCCATCCTTCAGCCCTACCAGGATCAGTCGCAGAATAGCCTATAATGCGCGATGTGTTACCGTTAGGGTGAAGATAGCGGATTTCACCGGATGTCACCTCCCAGGGGCCGCCAAGCTTCGCTATGTGAGATCTTAGGCTAGGCCACAATTGGCTCTCTACTTGACGGAAAACTCCGGCGGTTGTGACGGCTATGGAACGCTGGAAAACAAGTGCGTGCCATAGTAGAATAGCTGAAATTACGGTGCTGGTCTTGCCAGAGCCGTTGGCTGCACGCAGGGCGACTCGACAATCTCTTTGCTCCAAGTCTGCAAGAACCTTCTTTTGCCAATCATATAAGTTGAGTCCCAATACTTTGTCTGCGAAAGGAGAGGGACGGAGTAGGTCTTCGATAACCTCATCTGGGGTCTTCTGCGCTGACTTGGGGATTCGCTTTGCCATAGACCTCTTTTTATTTTGTGCCAGAATTACTTAGGGGGGTATATGCGTTTCAGACGGGGGCTGGGGGCGTGGCGGGGGACGTGGTGGTATCCATGGCCTTTCCTCTTGGCTTGCGGCGTTTCATTCGAACGTGGCGTGCTTTCACGACTGCCTTTTCGTTTTGACCAGGTGTTGGTGTTGCAATGGTTTGCATTGCATCTGTCGCACAATAGCTATTGTATTTACTTTTGGGTTGCTCCAATGCCTTAACATCCTGAAACTCAATAACTTGCGCTTTCTTTTCTGCTCTCCTAGATGCAAGGCCCGCTAAGAGTTGAGCGAATCCTGCACCGGCATTATGAGTTACGGAAGTATCTACAGTTAAACGACTTGACGGAATTGCATGGTGGTAGATTCGCTCGGCTAGCCATGCTTTTGCTTGCCATGATTTTTCTCCCGCAAGTTCGATGGATTTTAGAAGGGACAATTCATGGTTTTTCCTTGCCGTCTCCACCTTCTCGCTGAACTTAGGCATGCGCTGAATCCATGTTCGAATCGTAGAAGGATTCACGCCAACTAAAGCACCAGCCTTTTCAATGGTAAAACCGGAGCCGCAAGCGTCTAATATCTTTGATTCAATTTCGGGAGTGAATTTGAACTTCCCATTCTTGGCCTTATGCGCGGTTGGAGTTCCGCCTGGTTCATCCATAAGCACTACTTATATCATCAAACCAATCAAAAAAAAGTGTTGCATGATTCATACAGATTGCATAACTTGGACATATGAAAAGCAACACACAACTAGCGGCCAATCTCTTAGAGGTTGGGAAACATTACTATATGAAATCTGAAGACAAGTTCTTCGAAGTGATATGCGAGGAGATGATAGTAGTAGATCGCGGCTTTTACGGCCAACCGATTTACTTAATTGCCCGCGCTTCCGATGGTGAGAAGTTTATGATTACTAGACTTCGTAAAGATCACTTCGAAGATTCCAAGGGGCATAGGGTTGGATTTGTTGAGTTCTCGGAAATTGTATCATAACCCAAAAGAAAGGAAACACACAATGCAAAATGAGCAGACAAATAGAATAGTCGAAAAGATAGTGGAAGCATTAGGCAAAGGCGAGATACCTTGGCGCAAGCCTTGGCGCAGTGTTGCCGCGCATAATGCAATCAGCGGCAGCGAATATAGGGGAGTCAACGCGCTGGTGTTAAACTTGGCAAGCCATTATCCCGATCCGCGTTTCTTAACTTACAAACAAGCCGCCGCACTAGGCGCGCAAGTTAAGAGGGGCGAAAAGGGTTGGCCAGTCATATTCTATTCCACAATCAAAAAGAGTGGAGAGAATGAAGGAGGAGAAAATACAGGAAGCGAAAAGGCGAAAACTTTTCGATTCATGAAACATTATACCGTGTTTAATGCTTCTCAATGTGACGGCATGCCGGAGCGTGAGGAAGCCGCCGCGCCAGTGGCTCAAATTGTGGAAGCTGATGAGATAGTCAAACGCATGCCGCGCGCGCCAAAAATAGTCGATGGATCGCGCGCTTGCTATATACCAAGCCAGGATATTGTAAACATGCCACCCAAAACTGCCCATTGGACAAGCGCAAGCGCATATTATGACACTATGTTTCACGAGTTAACGCATGCAACAGGCCATGAGTCGCGACTAGAGCGTGATTTGGGCGGAAACTTTGGGAGCGAAAAGTATGCGAGAGAGGAGTTAGTTGCTGAGATTGGCGCGCAGTTCTTGTGCCAATCATCAGGAATCAACCGCGCTGAAGTTGAAGAAAACGCCGTGGCCTATTGTCAAAATTGGTCCCGCGTTCTAAAGAATGATCCAAAAATGATATTCTATGCAGCCGCCAAAGCACAGGCAGCGCATGATTTCATCATGGGAAAGGAGAAAGTTTGAAAACCTACCTAGTGGAAGTTTTCGACAAAAAGGATAGTCATGGATTATCCATGCCGGTTCTTCAGTTCGAAGCAACATGCGAAAAGGAAGCGCATGAAATAGTCATGGAAAGTTTGGGCATTTACATGACAATGGAAAGCGCGTCATGATCTGCTATGCCATCTACACTCGCTCGGGCTCTTTCGTCCAAAGATTCACCACCTTAGAGCGTGCTGAATTGTGGCGGAGGTTTATGGGAGTCACTCAATACACGATAAGAAAGGAGAAATGGTAAATGAATAACGCCGTCTACTTCGCCCACGGATTAATCCTTGGGGCCATCTTGGCCGCTTGGGTTGCATTCATGCTTAGGAAATAGTTTTCCCTCGTCCATCCTCTTGACCGAGGGTGGGAGAGGTCAAACTCGTTAGAGATGACCTAGCAAACAAAAAGAAAGGATACAGAAATATGTACACACTCGAAATGTTAAGGGGCAAAGAATACTTAGGAAGGTTTGATTACTCAAACTCATGGATTGAGGAATCGGGAAAAATCCCAAGCGTGAAAGAGGCAGACAAAATGATGAAGGATGAATTAAACTATCGGGAATCACCAAACTTGCGGGAAGTTATTTTGAATGTTTGGATGGCTGATGGTGATGAGTGGAGGTCAAAACTTGTGAAAAGCTTTTGCAAGTTTGTCGAAGAACCGAAGACAACTTACGCAGCAAGCTGATAGTCTCTCCTCGTTTCCCCTCGTAACGGAGGGGAACGGAGGATGGATCTTGGGCGATAGCCTGGACAATCCTACCAAACGGCAGCGCAGTCTTTATTGATTGCGCGAATGAAAGAAAGAAAGAGGATATGAAAATGAATGAAGTGACTATCAATGCGAAAATACATCACGGAGAATATCGTGAAGAAGTGACAGCGAGTGCTGAAAATATTGTGAAAGCGTTGGAGAAGCTTGGAAAGGTAAATAATTATTGCACGCAAACTGAGCAACAAATTGGAACTGTATTATGTCAGTTAATCAAGTTTGGGAAAGGTGCCATGGGGTGGGTGAATTATTATGAGGTAAATAAATTGTCATAACACTCAAACCGCCCAAGGGTTCAAACCCCAACGGCTTTTGCGCTTGCCTATAAATGGCAGTCCAGGCATTCCGTCTTTACAAAAGGAAGCTTGGCCTATAAGGACAATATAAAAACATGACCGAAGATCAAATCATAAAAGCATACCTATCTAGGCTTGGCAAGAAAGGTGGGAGCGTTACCGGTCCAACCAAAGCTCGCAAGATGGGTCGGGAGCATTACCAAACGGTAGCGCAGAGACAGCGGGAGCGTTGGGATAGATGGCGGCTTGAAAACGGTAGGCCAGCCATTAAACGGGAGCGTTAAGAGGGTCTATAAGGATGCTATAAAGACGCATAGCCTATAAGGGCTATGTAAAACGGAAGTCTAGCGACCTATCCTGCAGCAACACGCTCTGTTGCCTAACGGAAGGTCAGGCATTGGAAGCTTCTCAACCTTAAATTTGACCACCGGAAGGTCTCTGGCATCACGTTTGCCACCAAAACGCCTAGAAACGGCCTTAGAACGCGTTTTTCGGGCATCCTGGCGCATTGTTTTACCAGTTCTTGCATGACCAGTACCTAGCCGACATCTTACTAGGCGGCTTGGAGTCGCACTGATGCCTAGCCCGAAAGCTTCTGCGCCGGTCAGGATTGGACTTCTTAATTGTCATGTCTGGGTCACCATACCGGATAGTCTTGGACTGACCATTCTGGCAAGCCCTAACCACAAACTTCTTTCTTCCACCAGGGGTACGCCTTGGGCTGTTACATGGTAATTCGCTCATTCGCTCCCTTTCAGTTGGCTGCTCAACGCCGCAATCCTAGCCTGGTGGATAGCCAGAAACTCTCCCAATTCCTCCAGGTCCTCAGTAAGCGTAGCCATGTTCGCTTCATAAACCTCGCGAGAACAGTTAGCAAGTATATCCCCAAAGAACCTATCCACCAGCCCAATAGTCTTATGTAGTCGGCTGTTCTCTGTTAAGAGCAGTTCGATGTAGGCCCAAGCCAGGTCAGTCTTTAGTGGCTTCAAACCCACCCTTCTTAGCCTTCATAAGCTTCCATACCCTAGGCTTAATGGTGGATTCGCTTTTTGGCCTGCTAATCCCAAGTTTCTTTCTGCGGTTGATGTTGGCGTAGAGTCCTGATTTCATTGGCGTAGTATAGCATGACCTGCAACTCCCCCAACCCCCATCGGTAGACCCGATGGCCACCCCAACCCACGCTGAAGCTGTTTTTG